CCATAAAGTTACGTAAAGCTGGCTGAGTGGACTGAGGGTTGAGATAGTCGGCCTCATCGAGGATTACCATCTTTCTGCCACCCATCAGGGACACAGAGCTAGCAAACTGAGAGATGTCGTTACGCAGCATGTCGATGTTGCCATTCATCGAACCGTTGATAACGATGTAGTCACATCCAAGCTCTTCACACATGGCTTTGGCGACAGTCGTCTTACCGACACCTGCCGTACCAGAGAGAATGAGGTTAGGAATGTTCTTCTGATCTACGAACTGTTGAAATGTTTTCTTGAGTTCGTCAGTCAGGATAGTGTCGGACACGGTCTTTGGGCGATACTTCTCGACCCACAAAAAATCTTCAAGCATAATATATCTCCGTCACAAAAAGTGGGCGATGCCGAAACACCGCCCATTATAATCAAGCCTCGAACGAGGAGTTGGATTCAACAGCAATCCAATATTCTACTGTTGCACCCTTCCAGTGGCTGAGGCCCTTGGAAGAGATCGATACGTCATAAGAACCTGGAATCAACTTCATACAATCCGAACGGAATACCATGCGGAAGCGAGCTTCAGTCTCACCAACTTCGACGCTGAACGAGTCGTTGCTAGTGCCACGAGTATCGACAGCCTGAAGCAAGATCTTGCCGTTCTTACCAACGATGGCGATTTCAGGAAGCTGAGAAACTGCCAGAGCCTTCATCACTCGATTGAGTGCTTCTTCTGAAATCAAGCAGTTGACTTCAGGATTAGGCAGTTCAATCTCACGATCTGGTGGAACGATGATCAGCGAAGGATCAGTGACAGCATACTGAAACCGATTGTTGCCTTCGATGAGTTCGACGTACGAATCCTTGATTTCAATCTCAGGATCATTAAACAAGGAAAGCGTGCCGATGAACCGTGAGAGGTCGTATACGGCAAAACCCTTGTCGAATTCTTGTTTAATTGTTGCTTTCGCAAGAACAGATTTTGTACTCGAAATAGTACGGATCACATTTCCAGGCTTGAACATGATGTTCTTGTTAATAGCCGAGAAGTTCTTGAGTACTTGCAACGTATCATTATCTAATTTCATAATAAATCTCCATATGTTCGGAATATTCAATATACCAAGGTTTGTATTAATTGTACACTTATTTGTTTTTACCAAGTGCAGAAGGATCTGCAGTTGCTGCAGCACCGATACGTGCAATATCTGGTAGAGAACCACCGAATACATACGAACCAACGTGCTTCAGTTCCATCCATGGGCATAGCCATACATGCATACCAGCATTGCGAACCCACTGACAGAACATGTAGTCTTCAGAAAGGTATCGCTTCGAGTAATCTTTGATCAAACCATTGTTCGGATCTTTCACAAAGTCTACAATCTCTTTTGCTTTTGCTTTTGGATTCTTTTTCAAGTATTCTTCAAGCTCGGCATTGATGTTCGTACGCTTATGATCGATCGGCGTATCAAAGTAAGCCATGATTTCACGACTACCATCGAAGTGTTCTGTACGAACGTGATCAGGTTTGTAGAACTGCTGAGGATAAGCTTCTTGAAATTTCTCAAAAGTTTGGCGGCGAATCATCATGAATCCAGTTCCGGATTCAAGTACTTCGACTGGTTGACCAAGAGCAATCTCTCGGGTTTCACCTGTTGGATTGAAGACGTAATCACCAACAAACTTTTCAAGATCGTTTGGATTTTCGTCAGCCATGCCCTTATCGACAGCAAGCTTAATCTTTTCCCAACTGATGCACTTCTTAGGATATGGACCAGCGATGATGTCGTAGTTATCTACTGATGGATCAGGATTTTGTAGAGCAAGTAGCGCGATCACGTCATTCGGATTGAATCCAATATCAGAGTCGATGAACATCAAGTGTGTATCGCCTGAACGCATGAACTCATCGGCGCAGTAGTTGCGTGCTCGAGTAATCAGAGACTCGTTAAACAAGAAGTAGAATCTGACTTGGATTCCGTAGTGTGTGCAGAGTGCAGAGAGATCTGCAATCGAACGTGTAAACATACCTGCGCATTGACCGCCATACATTGGTGCGGCGATGAAGAGCTTGCGCTTTCTGAGCTCTTCCATTGGAACATTAATTTCAATACCCATAATTAATCCTTATTTTCAGTATCATGAACGTGGAGTTGCATAATTGCGTAGTGGATAACCTTCATCAGGTCCTTTCGCCATTCGGCGGGATCACCCTTACGACCGTATCGTTGAGTGTACTTCATCATATTCCCGATATTGAAACCAGTCCCATGACCAGCATCAATGATGAATTCCGTTGCTTGAAATTTATTTCGGGAATAATGCTGTTCGTAAGTAGCATCGATGTAAGACTGAATTTCTTTGATTGATTCGCCTTCGTTGTATTTATACTCAATTTTTTTCATTATGTAAAAAAGTCCTCAAGTGTTGCAGGTTTATTTTCTGACAAGCCGCTCCATTTACGACCTTGCCAATGCGGATATGAATTGCGTGAGAGATGCACAGACTTTGGCTTTTCCATACATTCAAAGTCGAGCTCACCTCTGTCATTGAGAAGTGGATCAACCCACTCGATGAAGTTGACACTGCCGCGAGCACACAGCTTTCTCATCTCATCCTTGAAGATCAGACGACATCTGTTGCGATCTTCCCATGAACCATAGAACGGAGTACCCTTATAGTATCCAGTCTTTGGAAGGACTCGCGATTCATGCTCGATAGGAAGCAACTCGTATGCATAGACCTTGGCCAGATCAAGGCTGCTGAGTTGTGTATAGTATCTATTCGCCAAATCTCGAGTAGCCATTTCAGGATCAGGCTGACGACAGAGATGGTGGCGTACATCGATGTTACCAAAATAGAATTCAGCAATCTCATGGTGAGGCTGAATGAAAGTCTGTAGACCTTCTCTGAGTGCGCCATGTAAAGTCTTGAAAGGAACCGAGTTGACGAACCAGCCAGGACGATACATGCAAATGGCATGGCTGTCACCAGCCACTGCACGATTTACGATCTCAATCTCTCGAATTGTGATGGCATTGTTTTCGATATACTTCAGGTTTTCCCAATCGACCTTATGCCAGTCAGGATGGATTTCACCATTCAGACGAGGCTCGAGCATCTCGCTGTACTTTGGATGATCGATCCAAAGGGAATAGACTTTTTTGGTTTTATCAATTTTGGAGAATCGAATTAGGTTGTCGATATTCCCGTAATTTTTCATACCACCGAAGAGATTCAATGAACCGAACCAATCGTTTCCATGATACACATAGATGCTATCAAACGAATTGATGTCGTGATGAATATCACCAGTTCGATCGAGATGAACCAGTCCGCCATTCTCTACAGAAATTTGTTCTGCATAGATGGCAGCTTGTGCAGCTCGATGTGAATGGATGTTAGAAGATACGGGTGTGAATGGAGATGTAATAAGAGTTTTCATATTATCCCTTATATATCAAGTGTTCTATATTGTACATCATTTTTTGGCCAATCGCGGTAACTATTTACGCGGTCGTAGATCGTAGGATCATTGAGTACTGGTTCTTTACCAACATTCCAGAACAAGATGTTCTTACCAGTATTTTTTGGAATGTATTTCCAAACTTTGCCGTCATAAGTATCGATGCAAGGGAAAGGTGGAAGATTCTCTGGCTTCTCGCTCTGTTGAAATGGCATCGGCTCAGAGATGACTTCAGCTCGACCAAGTTCGCCGGCTTTGAGGTTACGAGACACTGCAACCGAGTGGAACTTGGCATTTGGCCATGCGATTTGCATTGCACGTGACAGAACACCTGTCGAGATGGCCACATACACTTCGTCAGGTGCTTCGATCTTTGATGCAGCCTTCACGATACCAGCCGTGACCAACTCGTGCTTTAGACCGAGTGGAACGAAGAACGCATCGTCTTGAGAATCTGCCCAATCTTTGGCGATCTTGTTCAGGTTTGGCATCGCAGCGATACGGTGGAACGAAGCTTCTGCTCCTTGCTCGATACAACATGCCTGATGATGAGAGATTGATTGTGAAGAAGGCATGAACAACTTCACCTTCTTGTTGTGGCGTTTTGCTACGTCGAGAAGAGAAACTCCAGCGAGTCCAGTGCGAGGTTGGACATATACGATTGTCGACTGATTGATTCTTGAGAGTAGACAATCGCCGCCGCGAACCTTCGTTCCTGTAATCAAATCGTCTCGTACGCATCGAATGCCATCGTGTATTGTTACGACTGGATCAGGATAGGGATCAGTCCATGTCTCTGCAAGGTTGAGGTAATATTCTCTGGCTTGTTCCCATCCGTACAAGCCTACGTCTTTATTGACTCCGTCGATAACATGTTTGTTATGCGCCATTCG